TTCGATTCAGACGACTTTATGATAAATACAACAACAATTCTATCGGGGGATAGATATACTGCAAGTTTATACATAAAAGGTAATCAAGGAGATACTATCATTTTGAGTTGTGGGGGTAATGACATTTATCATACATTGACAGGTGAATGGCAAAGAATAGTATCAACTGCGATAGTAAATAATAATCAATTTACATTAACTGTTTTTGGGGGAGCAACTGCGAGAGAGTTTCTTGTATGGGGAGCGCAAATGGAGAAGAACAATGTAGCAACGTCCTACATTCCAACAAACGGAGCAACTGCAACAAGGTCAGCAGATAGTCTAACTAACTTTGGAAGTAGTCAGATAATTAATTCAAGTAGTGGAATATTATTATTTGAGGGGAGAGCTTTATCGAACAATTCAAGATTTAGAGTGATATCACTAGGAAATAGTAGTGGAGGGTTTATTAATTTATTTTATAGTGATGAAGCCAATACTATTGTTTGTTCAACACCAAGTGCAAGAATTGAAGCACAGATTTTAAACACAACGATAAACACTAAATTCATACTTAAATACACAGTTAATGAAATAATTCTATTTGCAAATGGTGTGCAAATAGGTCAAGATTCTTTTGGTACTTCTAACGTTGTTCTGAATAAATTAAACTTTGATAATGGATTAGGGAATAGTCCTTTCTACGGAAGAGTAAGACAACTCAAGCATTTACCATTTAACACAGATATTTCAAAATTATGAGAGCAAAATATAGTTTTTTAGATAAAGAAGTTGCAATCGAAAAGATAGAGGAACTTTACAATTTGTACAAAGGAGAAGAATCAGAGGACTTTAAACTATCTACTCCAATGACAATCGGTGGACATACAATTGTTTACTTAGGTCAATTAGTGAAAGAAGATGCTGAGTTTGATGAGGAAGGAAACGTTGTAACAGAAGCAGTCCTTTACGATGATATTGCAGTTGATTGTCTTTGGAGAATCAAGAAGGATGTTGTTGAATATGATGAGGAAGGGAATGAAGAATTAAGAATCGAAGCGATTCAAGACTTCACTTCTTGGGAAGAGTTCAAGATTGAGACAGAAAATCCAAAGCATTCATTCTGTTAATGATTGAAGCGATAATCATAATGATTCAAAATGTCGATGTAGTTGACCAAGAAATTGACATTGCAAGAGGGAAGTATAAACTTCCAGAAACCTTTGACGAACTTAAAAACCTTTTCAAGATATGGCTATCAAGAAAGAAGTTGAAATTGTAGTAAAAACTGACGAATCCGTAAAGGATATTGACAAACTGACAAAAGCAGTTGATAACCTTGACGAAGAGATTCAACAAACATCTGGAGACGCATCAAAAGGGATTGAAGAAATCGGTGACGCATCCAAGAAATCAAGAAAAGGAATCAAAGGTTTGTCTCAAGGATTTAAGATTCTAGGAGCATCAATCAAGGCAACTGGTATTGGACTATTGATTTCTGCTTTGGCTTCGTTAGGGAGTGCTTTAGGAGAGAATCAGAAGGTTATGGACTTGTTCTCGACTGCAACAAAGACTGCTTCAATTGTTATTCAAGATTTATTCTCATTCGTTACCAAGAACGGAGGTCAAGTTGTGAAGTTTTTCAAAGACATTTTTGAGAATCCTCTTGAATCAATAAAGGATTTTGGAAATGCAATTCAAGAGAACTTAATTGAGAGGTTTAATTCTTATCTTGATACTTTAGGATTCATCGCTGATGGTGTCAAAAACCTATTCAAAGGAGATTTTGACGAAGCAATTGAGTCATTCAAGTCTGCTGGGAAAGAAGCAGTTGATGTCTTGACTGGAGTTGATGGAAGTTTCGACAAGATAAGCGATACAATCACCAATACAACAAACGCAATTGTTGACTACACAAAAGAAACTCTTGCGTCTGCTCAAGCATCTGTTGAAGCATCTAAATCTATCGAGAGGTTAAGACTTGAACAAGATAGATTGAATGAGCAATATGACCGAGAGGCAGAATTGCAAAGACAGATTCGAGATGATGTCTCCAAGAGCATTGAAGAACGAATCGAAGCAAACAAGAGACTGGGTGAAATCTTAACAGAACAGACCGAAAAGCAAGACCAAAATGCTCTGAATCGTATTGCATTACTGCAACAAGAACAAGCAGAACTTGGATTCACAGAGGAAAGGTCAAACGCAATATTTGAATTAGAGACTGAAAGACTCGCAATCCAAGCAAAGATTTCTGGGATACGTTCCGAGCAGTTGGTGAACGAAAACTCTTTACTGCTAGAACAACAAGACTTAATTGCTCAACAAAAAGAGGAAGAGAAAGAATCAGCAGAGGCGAAGGAAGAAGCACAGAAAAAAACTGACGCAAACGACAAGAAGCGAAAGCAAGACGAACTCAAACGAGAGCAGATACTATCAAAGCAGAAGGTTGACTTAACCAACTCAACTCTTGGAGCGATTCAAAACATTCTTGGAGAAAACAACAAAATATCTAAAGCGTTCGGAGTAGCACAAGCAACAATGAATGCTTATCTCGGTGTATCTGAGGTTTGGAAGTCTAAATCTGAGACTGGTCTTGTAGGTGCTGGATTCCTCCAGAAACTTGTTACTTCTGGACTTACTCTTGCACAAGGATTCGGAGCAGTTAAAGCAATATCAAAAACAAATCCATCAATTTCTGCTGGTTCTCCTTCGTTATCGGGTGGAGGTGGTTCTGCTATTTCTTCACAAGCACAAGCGATTGCTCAGTCTCCACAATTTAACGTTGTCGGAGCATCTGGTCAGTCTCAACTTGCTCAGTCGTTAGCAGACCAACAACAAGCACCAGTCAAAGCATTTGTAGTTGCGACAGATGTGACAACTCAGCAACAATTGGACAGACAAAAAGTAGAAACTTCCTCTTTCGGATAATGCTACAATACAAACTAAAATCGTTTTAAGAATATGGAATTAGTAGAAATGATTATCGACAATCTTGACGAGAACGGAGTTGATGCGATTTCTGTTGTTGAATCTCCAGCAATAGAATCAAACTTTGTTGCTCTATCAAGCGAAGTCAAACTTGCAGAAGTTGACAAGGAAAAAAAGATATTAATGGGAGCAGTTTTAATCCCTAACAAACCAATTTACAGAAGAGGTGAAGAAGGAAATGATGATTATTATATCTACTTTTCCAAAGACACCATTCGAAAAGCATCTGAGTTGTTTTTTAAGAAAGGCAATCAGTCAGAGAGTACTCTTGAACACAATGTAAAACTTAATGGAATGACAATTGTCGAGAGTTGGATTGTTGAGGATAAGGACAAAGACAAGTCAGCAATCTATGGACTTGATGCTCCAGTCGGAAGTTGGGTTGCATCTGTGAAGGTTGACAATGATGAGGTTTATCAATTAGCAAAACAAGGGAAAGTCAACGGATTCTCAATCGAAGGATTCTTTGCAGATAAATCAGTCGAGCAATCGAAGGAAGTGAAGTTCTCGATGCAAGATTATGAAGAAGTATTTGCATTCTTAAACAACAAAAAAGATTTGTCACAAGAAGAGGCTGAGGTTTTGGAGTTCTGTTCTGACAAGATAATCGAATCACAAATCGGTAACTTAAACAACTTAATCTAATGACAAGAATTTTTTCAAGCGACAACTCTCTGACTATTTACAATGTTTCAGCTGAATAATTGACTGGTTTGGAGGTTTGTATAATCAAATTGTCTGTATAATTACATAAAGAGTTCCTCTTTTATTAGGGGAACTCTTATAAAAATAGAACATTAATAATAAATTCGTTAAATAGATATGAACAAAGCAAATATCATTGCAAATCTTGGTAATATTTTAACCAAGTTAAGCACAGAAGAAAAAGTTGAAGAGACTAAAGAAGTCAAACTTGCAACTATGATGTTAGCTGATGGCGAAACTATAATTGAAGCAGATGAGTTCGCAGAAGGACAAGCTGTTTTTGTTGTGTCAGAAGATGCTAGATTTCCTTTACCTATTGGAGAGTACGCTCTTGAAGATGGTCAAGTTCTTATGGTGGAAGAAGAAGGTGTTATTGCATCTGTATCTGCTCCACAAGAAGAGGAAGAAGCACCAGCAGAAGCACCAGCAGAAGAAGTTGAGCAGTCAGCAGAGGAAGTTAAACCACAAGCTAAAAAAGTGGTTGAATCAAACACTAAAGAAACGCATTTCTCAAAAGAGGAATTTGATTCTTTGAAGTCTGAGGTTGAATCATTAAAGACTCAATTGTCTGAGATGGTGAAAGAAAATGAAGTTAAGGAAGTGAAAGAGGTTGAGATGAACGAGGACAAGAGATTGAACTCTGCACCATCTACAACTGAAAAGAAATCCAATCCTTACAATTTAACTACCGAGTCTAAAACAACAAGGGGGCGAATCGGTGAAAGATTAGAACAATTAAATTTAAAAAATAGAAAATAATGGCAACAACAACAACAGTAGATTCATCATACGCTGGAGAAGTAGCTGGTGAAATCATTGGACAAGCGTATAAAGAAATGGACACAATCAACAAGAATGCTGTGTCTGTTCTTGCTAACATACCTTTCCAAACAACAATTCGTAAAATTGAATACGCAAATGGTCGGAGTGACTACGCTTGTGGATTCACACCAGCAGGTTCTGTAATTCTTAGCGAGGTAGTTCTTGCACCAAAGAAAATCAAGAACGAAGCAGAACTTTGTAAAGAGGACTGGAGACAAGTATGGGATACTGCAACAATGGGATTCTCTGCACACAATGACAAGATGCCAACTGACGAGAGTCAAGCGTTTCTTTCTGAGATGTTAGCAGACATTTCTCAAGCAACTGATAGAGATATCTGGCAAGGTGATGCTGGTGTTTCTGGTGAGTTTGATGGATTCATCAAAAAGTTCCAAGCAGATGATGACGTAATTGCACCAACTTACGCACCATTAAACAAATCAAATGTGATTGCTCAGATGGAATTGATTCAGAACTCTATTCCAGATGCTTTATTGCAGAAGGATTTAGTTTGGGCTTGTGGTTATGATGTTGAGAAATACTTCAAACAAGCAGTTGCTGGTGATGATTACAACAATCAAGGTGTTGTTGGAGACAAACCTCTTAACTTCTTAGGAAATGACCTTTTACCTTTAGGTGGTTTACCAGCATCTACAATTGTAGTTTATGAGCGTAAAAACCTATATTTCGGTACTGGTTTAATGCAAGACCATAACAGAATTGATGTGAAGGATATGGACGAATCTGATTTGTCTGGAAACATCCGTTACAAGATGGTTTATACTGCTGGAGTTCAGTATGTAAATTCTGAGGATATCATTTATTACGGAGTAGCATCTTCTTAATAAGATAATTTTAAAATAACCTATATTGAGGGATGGTGAGAAGAAATCATCATCCCTTTTTTAATTTAAAAAATACAAATAATTATGTGCGATTTAACAACTGGAGTTGCAATCCGATGCAAAAACTCAAATGGAGGTTTAAGAAAAGTATATCTTGCTTCTTTTGGTGGTTTAGGAGATGTGACAAAAGATTCAGACGATTCTATTACTGGATTTTCTGGCGCTCCTTCTTGGTACGAATACGACCTTGTAGGAAGTGCGAATACATACTCAGAAACATTTGCTTCTGATGAGGATGCTGGAACTTCAACATCTGAACAAACATTGACAATTCAATTGCCAAAACTTGACAAGAGAACTTCTAAAGAATTGAAGTTAATTCTATGGGGGAGACCTCACGTTGTCGTAGAAGACAACAACGGAAATCAGTTTGTTGTAGGTCTTGAAAACGGAGTTACTGGTTCAATCGATGCTGGTACTGGTGGAGCGATGTCTGACCTTAACGGATATACTTTGACTTTAACTGGAAGAGAGAAAGAATTTGCTTCTTTCCTTTCTGCTGATTTAGGTTCTGGTGCATTTGGTAGTATTTCTGGTTCTCAAATAACAGACTAAATGGCTTGTGCAGACTTGACAAAGGGCAGATTATATCCTTGCAAGAAATCTGCTGGAGGCATAAAGGAGGTTTACATCAGCACAAACGTTGATGTGAGTCTCCTTAACTATTATTCAAACATTAACGGACTCTTTGATATCAACAACGGAGATTGGTTCAAGTTCACACTTGCTGGGACTCAGAACACATTCTCAGAGGTCAACGCAGTAAGCAGAAACAACAGAACAAACGTAGTCGGACAGAAACTCACAATTCAACTCCCAGTCCTCTCAAATGGTCTAGGAGCGAGTGACAGAGTTTATGCAGATGGTGGTGTTGTTGAAGGTGAATCTTGTGATGGTTTCTTGAGTGATGGAGGTCAAGACATAAACATCTTTAATCCGTTAATGTGGAGAGATGCCAGAGTAATAGTAAGAGACCGAAATGATGCGACTTTCCTTGTCGGTTTGGAGTTCGGTTGTGATGCAGTTATTGAATCCGTAACTGGTGGAGATATTGCAGAGTTTAGTGGACACAAGGTTACGTTCTCGGCAACAGAAAAAAACAAATTGACAATGGTTCAAAACACAAAAGGAATACCTATCTTTACTGGGACTGCAATTCTTAGTACTGATAATTATGTAC